AGGATGGCTGATGTATTGTCAAAAGGTCGCGGAACAGCGCCAAGCAAAACAGCAGAAGCCTATATGATGGAATTGATAGCTGAAAAGCTAACAGGCGAAACAAAACCATTTTTTGAAAATGACGCTATGCGCTGGGGCACAGAAACAGAGCCGCAAGCAAGAGCTATGTATGAATTAAAAAGTGGGTACGATGTAAAAGAAGTCGCATTCATTGAGCGCGATGATTTTATTGGTGTCAGCCCTGATGGTCTAGTAACTGCCGTAGGTATGATTGAAATTAAATGCCCAACTACGATAACACAAATTAAAAGGGCTTTAACTACTGATTACAGCAAAGACTATTACACACAGATTCAGTGTCAATTATGGGTAGCAGAGCGCGAATGGTGCGACTTTGTAAGTTTTGATCCTAGGCTAGATGTTGAGGCTGGATATTTATTACAGCGTGTCTCTAGGGATGATGATTTCATAAAAGATATGGAAACAAAATCAAATGAGTTTATTGAAAGAATGACTGAATTTTACGAGCGTTTAATTAAATAACATAAGGGTAATAACAATGAGCGGAATTAATAAAGCAATAGTACTGGGTAACCTAGGTAAAGACCCAGAAGTTAGATTTATGCCAAGTGGAGAGGCAGTAGCTAATCTAACTATTGCCACATCTGAAACATGGAAAGATAAGCAAACCGGCGAGCAGAAAGAAAAAACAGAATGGCATCGAGTTTCAATATTCGGCAAGCTTGCTGAAATTGCTGGCGAGTATTTAAAGAAAGGTTCAAAGGTTTATGTTGAAGGAGCGTTACATACTCGTAAATGGACTAATCAGCAAGGGCAAGACCAATATACAACTGAAATAGTTTTGCAGGGCTTCGGCAGTAAAATGGAAATGCTAGACGGTAAATCGCAAGGCGCACAACAAGGACAGCAACAACCAGCGCAACGTCAGCAAGGGCAATCGAATAGCCAAGGGTTTAAGGGTAACGGGCAGCAATACGGGCAGCAGCAACAAGCACCACAGCAGCAACAAGCTCAGGGCGGCTTTGCCCAACAAGGGCAGCAAGCAGCGCGGCAAGCAACTAACCAAGCTGTGCAACAAAACGTGCAGCAAGGGTCAAAAATAAACCATCAAGAACCGCAATTCGATGATGATATCCCTTTTAATTAAGTCCCTTTTAAATAGCTTTTAATTAAGTTATACTTACCTCGGGACGTAAAAAGTAGAGGTAAGTTCGATGAGTAAAAAATGTTTTAAATGCGGAGAGGTTAAGCCCCTCTCTGAGTTCTACAAGCACAGACAAATGAAAGACGGACATCTTAATAAGTGCAAGAGTTGTAGTAAATGTGGCGCAGCAAAACACAGAGCTGAAAATATAGATCGTATACGTGCATATGATAGAGGTAGGGGTAATCGTCAAGATTACGGATACTTAAAGGAGTGGCGCGAAAAGTACCCTAATAAGTACAAAGCTCATAACTTGGTAAATAACCATAAAAGAGCGGGGAATATATCGGAGCAGCCTTGTGAATATTGTGGGTCGTTAAAGGTTGTTGCGCATCATGATGATTACAGCAAGCCGCTTAATATTAGATGGTTGTGTCAGGCGCATCACAAGCAATGGCATGCACTTAACGATGAAGGGTTAAACCCTTTTTAATTAACAACACGCCAAGGAAGACAGTAGAGGTTAATAACATGGAAGTAATACAATTGCGCACAAAGAAAAGAATAACCTGTGCATGTAATTGTTAGGCGGTTTACTTTTGCATAGAACTGTATTATATTTATTTAAGGCTTTGGTCGGCCTATACGTAAGCTAACAAAGCTCAAGTTTTTAGTTCCCATCGCACTTACGCGAAACGACCAAGGGAATTAGAGACTTGAGCTTTTTTATTGTAGAGAGAATATTATGTTTAGTATTATTTGTTTAGTTTTACTCGTTGTTTTAGGTGTTATCCTTTTGTTTGTTAGTAAAAAACAAGAGAATGATGCTTACAGAGTGGGGTTTAGGGTTTCTGGCTGGTTTAGTGTGGCGGTTGGTGTTTTTGTTTTGATATTGAATAGTTACACTACTGTTTCTGCTGGTCATGTAAAGGTGGCTTCCTTGTTTGGTAAGGTGCAAGATCAGCCTTTATCAGAGGGGTTACATTTCCCTGTAAATCCTATGTTGTCATTTAAAGAGATTGACGGCAGACAGAAAACCCACAAGGAAAAAGCAGGAATACCTTCGGAGGATAAGCTAATCACAACGGTTGATGTTTCTGTGCAGTACAGAATAATAAAAGCGCAAGCGCCTAATATGGTTAGGAATACGGGCGATGCGGAAGCTGCAATACAGGTTCACATGATCCCTAAGCTACGCTCCATATTAAGAGAGCAGGGTAAAGGTGTTAAGATTGCCCAAGACTTTTTTAGGGAATCAGTTCAAGCGCAACTACAAGACAGTCTACAGGTAGGGTTAAGCTCTTTCTTGGCTGAGCAAGGAATACAGATTGACAATGTTTTAATCAGAGGTGTGATTCTACCCTCGGTTATTCAGAACGCAATAACTGAAACCAAGAAGCGCGAGCAAGAAGTAATAAAGCAAGCGGCAGAGCTAGAGCGTTACGCTATGGAGCAAGACCAAATAATTAAAAAGGCAGAATCAGAGCTTAAAGCGGCAAAACTTGAAGCCGAGAAAAAGGTTACATTAGCAGATGCTGAGGCTTATCAGATTGAAGTTGTAAACAAGCAATTATCAAAGTCATCTAACTACATCGAGCTTAAGAAGGTTGAACAGTGGAACGGTGTGCTTCCTGTTTATTCTGGTGGTGAAAACGTACCGATGATAGATTTGCGTAAATAATATTTATAAGGCGGCTTAGGACGCCTTTTTATTGGATTAAATAATAGGTAGATGATGAAACCTAAATCAATAATGCCACCACACAAACAAAATCAGAAAAAGAATGGAGGTAAGCCTAGGCATGACTAATAGTAAAAAGCGCTGTCGTAACTGTAAATCATACAAAGACACTAACGCTATGATTAACATTAACGGCGCTTACTTTTGCAATATAAATGGAGCTACAAGTTATGCGTTCAAGAATAAGGAAAAAGGCAAAAAGATTAGATACAATACGGAAAAGAAGAATTTCCAACTTTCTGACGTTAAAATACGAAAAGCAGCAGCAATAAAAGCTTGTCATTTGTATATAAGAACTCGCGATAAAAACAACAACTGTATAACTTGCGATAGGCCGTTGACAGGTAAGTTTGATGCTGGTCACTTTATGAAAGGTACTAACTCATACACCAAGTTTATGGAAAAGAACATACATGGACAATGTGTGAACTGTAACCAGTATAATGGTGGCAGAGAGCGAGAGTATGAATACGCATTAATAGGGAAGTACGGAAGGCTTACAGTATTAGCATTAAAACGATTACGAACAAGAAAAATAAAAAGAACTGCCAACGACTATCTAGAGATAGAAAAGCACTATAAACAAAAACTAAAAGAGGTGTTATAATGGGTAATAATTTATTTACAGGAGAATCATCATGGCACGTAAAGCTGGACGCAAGCCGTCAAGAACAAAAACAAAGAAGTAAGGTGTAAAACGTGTACGACTACATTATTAATATGATAGCCAGTAACCAGATGATTATCATGGCTATCTTCTTTTTAATTATTCTACTTTTTGGCAAGTCAGAGTATAAGCTACATTCACTTGTTATATTTGCGTCATCAATACTAGCTTATTTTTCATCTTATGATGCAACACTAATCCTTACTGATGAGCAGTACGCCAAAGATTTAACAGTGTCTATTGAATGGGACGGAGTAACAGCGTTAATAATGACGATGTTTCTGTCTTTTGATAAAAAAGCATCTAAGCAAGCTGTTCTTCTAGCTTTTGCCGTATCGGTGCATACTGTGGTACTATATGAACAAAATATACACTCATTACCTATAAGTGCACTTATTTATTATTGGTATGATGAGTTAATAATAACAATCGGAATCTTACAGATGATGGTGTCTTATAATGGATTTATTAATGCATTTAGCAACTTACAAGGGTTGTTATACAGGGTTGTTTTTTGTAGTAACCGTCTTGGTAAGAGTTTTATTACACGAAAAGAAGAGGTTAAGAGATTTTGAACTACGATACAGCAAAAGCTTTAGGGGATGGAGCCGCGGCATTAGCAGTAAGTACAGGAGCAAGTAACTATTTAGGCTGGTTTGATTTTATAAATCAGAATGCCCCCGGTGTTGGTGTTATAATTTCATTCCTAGCCTTTGTGAGTGCTGTGGTTTTTTACATAATGACTTACAATAAGCCTGATAACTCAAGCGAAAACGCAGCTAAGATAATGGAATTACAATCTGAACTAGATGACGCTATAGAGCGTATACATTCAATCTCAGAACGTAAAAACAAAAAGTAACTAATATAAACAAAGGGTAAGTAATGACTATAGTGGTAACAAAATCAAAACCTAACACCTTTGTTATACCTAACTTCTCACCAACGCCTGATTGTTTTATTGCTTTTATAGGTGATATAGTCGAGCCAGTTGATGAACCTATAGGGTTTATTGGAACTATTTTAGAAACAAGAGCTTTTACAGGAGATATTTGTGACAACTGCAACTGTTAGACAAGACGATGTAGGCAAGATATTTGTAATCAATGCAAACTTTAATCTGTCAGGCAATACCGAGTTACGGATGGTATTTAAGAAATCGGACAATACCGTAGTTGAAAAACTAAAGGCTAATGGTGTTACTGCCCCTGATGTAGATTTAACTGTGTGCGTAGGTGATACAGAAGAAACATTCCTTGCTAATGAATACTTTCAATACTCTAGCGAGGCAGGTTTACTTGATGTAACTGGTCAATGGCAGGTCCATGGCGAGTATGTAGACTTAACACCTAAAGACTTAAGCGGTGCTGTTTCTAACTTCACTGTATTACCGAGGGAATAATTATGGAAGGCAGGCCAACTGATTACACAGAAGATTTAGCAAATGATTTTTGCTCACGTATAGCGCTAGGTAGGTCATTACGCTCAGTGGTGAGTGATAATGACATGCCATCACATCAAACTGTTTATAATTGGTTGGGGAAATACCCTTATTTTGTTGAACAATACACGCGCGCGAAAACAGATAGTGCCGATGCTGACGCTGATAGGATAGAGAATATAGCTGAAAAGGTTTTGACTGGAGAGTATGAGCCACAGCAAGCTAGAGTTGCTATGGATGCTTACAAATGGA